TCATCGCCGCCTGACCTTGCCGTCAGGAGCGAGATAGAGCGTCCCCGGCGCGAGCTTCTGTGCCTCCTGAACCGAGCGCACCCTCACCGGCGATGTATCGCCGCCTCCAGAAGCGCCGAGCGGCTGAAATAGCGCATCGACCGCTTCGGGATCGTAGCCGTTCTTCTTGAGGAAGTTCTGTTGCCGCGCGACCACGGCGTTGATGATGTTCCGACGCGTGTTGAACCGCTTGGCGATTTCCTTCGGATCCATGCGCGGCGTGATCGTGGTGGCCGCATAGGCCTGCTTCTCGTGTTCCGTCAGAGCCGATCCGAACAGCTGGTTGCGGATGAGGTTATCCATGTTCTGGAAGTCGGCCCACCAATTGGCCATGCCCTCGGGAGCGCCCGACCAAGAACCGAGCGTGCGCTGGAGCGTGTTGAGGTTGTCGCCGAGGATAGTGTGGCCGCCATATGCCGGCTTCCATGTGCCGGCGAGCCGCGCCATCGTGTCGCGCACGTCGATCGACGCCTGCGCCTTGGTCTGAACCTGCTGCGGGATCTGCTTGGCCTGACGTTGCTGGCCACCGACGGCCGTCACCTGGCCAGTCTTGTCGTTGATCTGATATTTGGTGTTTGGATCGAGGCCCATCGTCTGCGCTTCGGCAGGCGCAAGGATGCGAAAGCTGTCTTTCGCCTCGGGCTGCTTTGGCGGGACGACCCAATGGAATCCGGGCGGCGCCTGCTGACCGCTTGCGTCGGTCGCCGTGGCCGGGACGCCGACTTGGGCGTACTGCTTGGCCGCTGCAACGCGGAGGCTGCGATCTTCGCCCGATGAGCGTTCGTAGAACTTGTCGATCAGCGTGGCGGCGTGCTGCGGCGAGGTCGCATTGAGAACCGCATCCCGTTGCTCCTCGGTCATTCCCGCCGCTTCGGGGTTCTTGAGCTCCCACAAGACGAACTGCGCCTGCTCCTGCGGGGTCGCCTGCTCGATCGGCTTTCCCATCACTTTCTCGAAGTTCGCAGCGCGCGCGCCGCGCCATTGGCCGATGCCGTTGGCCGAGCCTCCATCGCCCTTGGCCCCGCCGTAGCCGCCCTCGACGTGGAAGTTCCCGAGGAAACCCGCGACAACCGGAGCCGGGACACCGCCCTGCGCCAGGGTCGTGGCGACGACTGATGGTGGAGTGCCGGCGTCAGGTGCGCTCGTCGGCAACGGGATTTTGGCCGGAGAGTGCGTCCCGCCAGTAGCGCCGGCGTCGTCGCGCTCAAGGATGCCGCCCCCCTCGGTCTTGAGGAAAGGTGACTGCGCAACGATGTTGCCATTGTCGTCGTAGCGCGTGGCTCCAGCGTCCAGCGTGTAGCCGCCCTTCAGTGCCCCATAGACCGTGGCGAAATGCTCGGCTCCGGCCGCAGCGGCCGCGTGAAAGCCGAGGTAGGTCAGGACCGACCTCTGCGCCTGCTTGTCGCCCTGCGCGGCCGCGTCGATCTGCGACAGGAACTGCTCGTCCTCCGGCGTCGACTGCCCGGCGGCCTTGTCCGCGTCGTGCCGCTCATGCGCGGCCTTTGCAGCCGTCTGCCAGTCGCCCGAAAGCGCCGGCGTATAGACCTGGCCGATGCTCGTTAGGTCCGCATCGCGCTGCGCCTTATCCTTGAGATCCCACGAGCCTTTGATGTTGTCGCCGAACTCGGGATATTTCATCATCAGCGCCGAGATGTTCTGCGGCGTCGGATTGGCCTGAACGGCGCTCAAGTCCTGCTGGAACATGCGGGCCCGGCTGATCTTCTCGCCGATCGCTGCGGCCTGCGCGGTCGCCGCCTGAGCATCGGCTTGGGCGCGCTCGAGACCGACCTTGAACGCGATTGCCTTCCTCATCTCCTCGATCGGGTCAGGCGTGGATGCGATCAGATTGCCGAAGGTGCCATCGCTCGCCGCGACGAACGGCTCCATGCCCATTAGAAGCCCCCGGCGGGTATCGACGTAAAGATTTTCGAGATTTGCGAGCCGAGGTTATTCCAGTTGGCCTGCTGGCCGAGGATCTTGTTCATCATCGCGTTGCCGATGCTGGTATAACCGGACGAGATGTTGTCGGCGGTGTGCTCGCCGATGTTGGCGACGGATCCGGTTGCTCCCTGCCCCTGCGCCGAAGCGCCGAAAAGGTTGGCAATCTGCTGCTGGATCACTTGGGCGAGCGTGTTTGACCCGAGCTCGTACAGAGCTCCCTGCGTATTGCCGCCGCGTACCCCTCCCGTCGCGCTGGCATCCTGAAGCACGGCCTCCTGCCCGGTGTTGAACAGCGATGTGAACAGCGGCGAGGCCTTGAGCGCGTCGATGGCCTTTTGCGCGGCGTCGCTGCCGTTGAGGCCGAGAAGGTCGCCGAGCGGGCCGAGCGCCGTCTTGCCGAAGTCCATCCACGGCATGAAATCGGAGCGCGACGTGTCGTACTCGTATTTCTGCTCGTCGATGGCCTTGTTGATGCCCTCGACCTGCGCCTTCGTCGCGTTCTTGATGGCCTTGTTGTTGCTGCTGGCGCCGACGACTGCGCCGAGCACGCCGCCGAGACCTTGGAGAAGACCGCCGAAGAGACCCATAATGCGGGCGAACTTAACGCGAGGCGCGCGCTAACCGGATTGGGCAGTTCTTACGGCGTCATGAGGCTGGATCGCCGCGCTCCCAAGCGAACATTTCATCAAACCGAATGCTCGCTTCTTCGCGCATGACGACATAGCGCCGCAGCAATTCGGCAACATATCCGGGGAGCATGGTGCGGGAAATCGGGCTGTTCTCCGTGAAACGCCAATTGAATGACGTTTTTCCCTCGGGGCTGAATGAGACCATGACAAACGCCGCCACCGGACCTTCCGAGACTATCTCCCGCGCTGATCGCAGCAGGGTCGCTTCGGATGCCTCTTCGTCGTCGCGCGCCGCGGCGAAACCTTCGATAACATGCAGATCGGGGCCGCCCCTCTTCATGCGGACGCGACCGATCCGTGCCCGGAACTCAGTCACCGAACCTGCGCCTTCATTGCATCGATGATCCGCTGCCGTGCCTTGCCTGCCGGATTCCCGCGCTTGCCCCACGGCGAGTTGAGGTTGCCTTTGCCTCTCGCGCCTGGCCTGATCGCCGGCAGTGCCACGTCATCGACCGCGCGATGACGGCACGAGCCGCGCGCGCCGCAGCGGAAGCATGGCTCGGCTCGGATCATCTGCGCCCGCTGAGCATCTTGGCGAGATTGGCGAATACGCTGGACCGCCCCTGATGCTCGACCTTCATGCGGTTCGTACCGGCGTTTGCGCGCTCGATCGCCAGCTTCTCGGGCAGATGCTCGGTGTCGGTCTGGAGCTTGTGCGTCTCTGCGACCGTCTTGCCGATCTGCGCTACCTTGTGGAAGGCGTCGAGCCCGTCGGGTGCCTTGGGCGCCTGCTCGGGCCCGCCGACCGCTTCCGCCTGTGCGGTCTTGAGTCCGGCGCTTGCGGTCTTCTCGATCGCCGATGCCTTGGCTTCCTGCGTCTTCGCGGCGATGAACTCGACTTGCGGATCCTGCTGCTGGTCCTGCTGCGCCTGAAGCTGCTCGAGCTGCGCCTTCTCCTCGTCGGTCGGCTCTTCGACGCCCATCATGACGAGCCGCTTCCGCGCGTAGCCCTGGAAGCTCTTCGTCCCTTCGCCATCGTGGTTCATGACCGCGGTCAGGATGCCAACCTGAGCGAGCTCCGTATCGCCCGCCTCCACTGCGACCTGGGCAATGCCGAGCGCTGCCTTCACCGCCTTGTCGCGCCGCGTGGCGGTCGCTTCGGTCACCGTGACGACCACCTTGTAATGGCCGCGGGTGAAGTCGTTCCGATAGCCCGCGACACCCTTCGCGTCGGTGTAGGGCTCGACGAGAGTCGCCGTCCCGTCGTTGCCGTCCTCGGTCATCGTCTCGACCGTGCGGCCGGCCTCGCAATAAACATCGCTCGCTTGGCTGAGGTAAATCTCGCCGCCGCATTGCGTCGTCTGCCGCCAGTTGTCGAGGTAGATGCCCGACTTCGCATCGACGCGGGTCGCGGCAATGTCCATCGCGTCGGCCGATGTGTTCGCCTTGACCGTATCGGCCCCGTCTTGCTGGTCGTAAACGAGGTCGTTGCGGAGGATCGGGATCAGCGTCGCCGTCGCCTGGTCGATCTGCGGCGCTTCGACCTTGCCGATCTGTCCCGGGGCGACGATCTCACCCGTCTGCGGGTTCCGCAGCGGCTCGACAAGCGCATAGCTGTGACGGTCGACGATCTGGCGGGCCCAGAGGTCCGCAAGGTGCTGCGGCATTTGCTCGGCGGCGAAAATCGGGATGTCGCGCGGGCTCTGAGCGCTGGTCTCGGCCAGCTTCGAGAGAACCATGTTGTAGGCCCGCGAAACGTCCATCTTGCCCTGGACGTAGCCTTCAAATCGCTCAACCCCGTCGACGAAAGAGCGCTTGCCGTAATAGGGGGCGACGGGAATGCGGTCGCCGGCGATCAGCCCCTTGTCCTCGAGCACTTCCTCGCCGCTGACGAGGTATTTGTGCACGCGCCGGCGCTTGAGGCTGCGGGTCTTCACGCTCCAGCCCATCTTCTTCAGGCTGTCGAGCTCTTCGGGATCGATCTCGCTTTCCCAATAGCGCTCCTCCTTGCCCGAGAGCTTCTGCGTGAGGATCAACAACTTCTCATCGTGATCCTCGACCTCGTAATACTCGGCGACCTTGACCGTGTCGGGCGTGAACCAGTCGTAAACCGGATCGATGCGCGGGAGCGTCCAGTCGGAGACCGCGCCGTCGTACTCGGCCTCGAATTCGTCGCGCTGCTTGGCCGTGATGACGAACGCGAACTCGGCGTCGCTCTTGTCGTAGAGCATCGAATTGCCGTCGAAGAAGACGCGCTGGTCGGCATCGACGATCGCGAGGCCCGGGTTGATCCGCTGAGCGTCCGATTCCTTGTCGTAAGGATCGGCCCAATCGGTCGCGAGGCGATAGGCTCCCATCCCGCCGGCAGCGCCCTCGAAGAAGGCATTATCCCATGCCTGGGCCGCCTTGAAGAAGTAGGCATCGGCCCGGTACATGCCATCGAGCGTGTCGGCGCTGTCGTCATCGCCCTTGCCACTCGCCGGGCGGAAATCCGGAACGATGCGGTTCTCGGTATAGTCGCGGTAAATCTTCTCGAGGCCATCGCGGGCAAGGTTGATCTCGAGCTTGATCGAATTGTCGAACGCATCCCCGAAGTCGCCCTCCCACATGGCTCCGGGGATGGTGACGAACCGGCGCGCGGCGAGCGCGAGCGAACGCATCTCCAGCTGCGGGCCGACCGTCATGTCGAAGCGGCGCTGCGCCCGTTCGAAGACTTCCTGAAGCTCGACCTCGCCGGCGTCGGCGCCTTCGTTCTCCTGGCGCTCGTCGGGATCGTTGAGGTTGGCCGCTGCAGTCGCCATGCGCGGAGGATTACCGCGCGGGACCGCTCACGGGCGATTGGGCAGTTCTTTAGCGACCAGCAGTTCACGGAAGGCGCGCATCATCCGCGCGGCGTGCTCCGATGCTTCGCGCATAAACTTGGCAAGCTCACGGTATTCGCGCTCGTCCACTTCCTACCTCCTCATCGCCAGCGTCGGGATGCTGACGGCCACGACGGGCGGCTTCGGCATCGCATCGATCGCAAACGTCAGCGCCAGGCTGTCGGCGCGGTCGGGCGACTTGCCGACCCGCTTCTTGTACTGCTTCTTGTCCTCCATCAGGAGCAGACCGTCCTTGTAGCCGTAGCGCATTGCCGAGGCCTCGGCCTTGAGCTCGCCGTCGCGGCCGATGCTGCAAGGATCGTCCTTCAGCCACTCGCGAAGGCCGCGCCACATCTTCGCCCTGATGTTGTAGTTCTGGCCGTCTGAGCGCCGCGCGCCGGTATGAACCCCGACCGTCACATCGGCATATTTCGAGCGCTTCAGCGTATCGTAGCAACTGACCCCGGGCCCATCCAGTTCGATGATAATGGCCTCAACGCCGCCGAGCGCGTCGGCTTCCTCGATCACCCATCCGGCGAGATCGGGCCCGTCGATGCGGCCCTTGCGGATCTTCGTCCACGGACTGACGCGGCCGCGGCGGAAGGTGATGCAGCTGTTGTCGTCGCCTTCATGGCTCGCGTCGACGCCGAGCACCTTGGGACCAATCGCTTCGACGTCCGCTGGCCCTTTCGCGAAGGCCGCTTCGAACAGCGAGCCCTCGATCCAGGCGTTCGTGACCGAGGCCGAATAGTCGATGTCGACTTCCTGCGCGAGGATGACTGGATCGAGCTTGCGGCGCTGCTCGTCGTACCACGCCTGGTCCTTGCGCGGGTCGTCCCGCCAGTGGAACGTGAACACGTCGATTTCGCCGCCGTGGCGCTTGCGATAGAAGCTGTTGCCCGAGCCATTGGGCGTCGACACGTCGATCTTGCAGTTGGACGTCTGCGACAGCGCGGCCTCGATCTTCTCCGAGCGCTCATAGAAGGCGCTCTCGTCCTTGAAGTAGATGCCCGTTCGGGCGCCGCGGCCGATGTTGTCGCCGGCCTCGCCGATGATGCTTGCGCCGTTCTCCGGGTTGTTGATGAGCATGTATTTCCCGCCGTCCCATCCTTTCGGCCGGAACTCGCGCGGCAGCAGGTCGACGAACAGCCGGATCTTCGGGAACAGGGCCTTGAGATTGCCGATCTCGT